TCATAAAACTTAGTAAAATCAATCATTGCATTTTTCGGACCTTGAACATTCGTTACCATAGTTTCACCAGGAGCAATAAACAATTCAACACGTTCATATGTCCAACCATTGCTAAATCCTGGACTAATTTTTGGTTCAAAATTATGATCATACAAAACAGAATTAACCGCTGATATTGCAGAGGTTTCAGTTGTTTTCATCATTCCCTCTCGACGAACCCCTGAACTAATTCCGCACTCACCTTTAACAGCGTTATACAACGACTGCAAAGCATTATCAGATATAAATTTCCTTTTAGGTGTACAATGGTAAAGGGTTAACTTTACTTTCCTATTTGAAGTATTTTGAATTTTCATTTCAACAAATGAATTTTTTACCATAATTTTCAACCCTTTCGTAGATATAGAATCTGCAACAGCAGTTAGCTCCGCACCATCAGTAAAAAAATTTCCTGTGGAAACATTCCAATTATAATCATTGAATGGTGACACAACATGTGATTTCCCATTAAACAATATAGAAGCAACGTGTAAAATTTCTTCAGGGACAAACCATAACAATGGATGCCCAGTTAAATCTCCACTATTTTGAGGTACATTAGACCCATCAATATTATTAATCAACCCAGTAAACCACAAACAACTTTTAGGATTTGTGGTATACCCTGGGCTTTTAAAATACTTAATTTGATTATTATAATCTCCTGCAGTATAAGCCAACTGGAACAAATCAACTGAACTGTTTGCTGTTGTGTATTGCGCACCAATAAATCCAGCGCCTTCACTAACATACAAACCACGCGCAGTTTGACCTTCAATAACCTTCTTTACTTTATCCGCCAGATTCTTAGATACCTTAACCTGACGACTTTTCTTTTGACTAATACTACCTTTCTTTTTAATAGCAGAGCGACCAGACAAAGCATTAATAGTCATGTAACTTTTTTTTTGGATAGGTTTACTATCCATCATTTGAGCACCTGCAGTAACTGCTGCGCCTACATAATTGCCCATAGCAATATCTGCAACAGCAGACACAATTCGACGACGACGACGACTATAAAAATCGTCAGGGTCAACTGATCTACGTCGTTTACCACCATAAGTAGAAACATTAGACATAACTTTTTTTATTAGGTAAACATATTAACGACGATATCTCACTGTTGTTCGGCGTCGACGGCGCACCGAACGCGTCTGTAATGGACGACGTACCCTAACCCTACTAACCCTAGGACGAACCCTAACACTGCGACTACTACGGACATTTCTTGTTGTTCTTCTAACATACATTTATTTTTTTTTTATTAAGCAAAGTGAGTAATTTCCAACCGTCTCATTAATGCAGCTTTTGTCTCAATATCAGCTTCAGGATACCAATCTAAAGGATCTAAATTACTTGTAATCCAAATATTCTCAGCTCTCAAGCAGACACTTGATCCTTTAATCTCCACTCTGACAGGATAACGATCAAGCCATCGGAGCATGTGTGACAAGTCAATAGCTCCTCGAAATTCGTCCAAGACAACATTTTTTTCACCTTGATAACCATCCCAGAACTTGGTCCGTGGATCTTTGCAATAAGCGTCCCAACCTGATTCATCCCAAGCCCTTCTAGACTTCCCTGAACCTGTAGCTCCCCAGAATACAAAGCACTTGCGCACCATTGGCGTAGGAGATGCGAAGTCGGAAGCAATAGACCGCAGGGTCCTGTAATTTTGAATTCGTACATTAGCGGGAATTTGCATGTAAAGTCCGTCTTTCGCTTTTTCCCATATATCTTCCCAATCTTGGGCGCAGTTTCTAGCAATAGGTTGGCCTCCGAATTCAAACTGGGATCCTTCAACCCTAGTATCTTCTTTCCACACATAACTAGATGCTGCGCTACTTCGGGAGAGTTCAAGATGGAGGGTAGGCATCCGCAAGGCGAGTTTGGCCGATTGAAGAGATTGCTTTCTTCGGAATGCAACAATGAATTGCCAGTGGTCAAATCCTCCTTCACCAATTTCTCGTTGTCCTTTGATCCAAGAGCACACGTCGGAATGGATACCGAATTCATATGCTGGTGCTTGCTCGTAGGAGAGGGTGCAGAGCCAAAATATTCCTTGCCTACGAGAGTTTGTATTTGTTGCCATGTTGCCATATACATTTCCATTCTCATTTTTTGGCTTCTTATATACTCATTAAGGGTCTAACACGTGGAGTGTAAGGATTGCTTTTTTTAACGCCACCCTTACACTCTTATCAATCACGTGATACAACCCATTTTACTATATAAAGGGGGTGTTTTTTATGAGAAGAGGAGAACCGTGACAGTAAGTAATACTAGGTCGCAAGCTCCGTTTTACTGTCCGCACCTAAGAGTAAGCTTCGCCACCTGCGTAAACGCGCTAGAGCCCATGAATGGGCTTTAATAGTCCCCCTACCCGGGGGCCTTTTTAGTACAATAGGAGTTGTTCATAACTTTTATTATAAAAATTTAGCAATACCACCAGTTAGAGGTGCCGCTGGATTTTCTTCATCGAACGCATAAGTAAGCTTAGCAATTCCTGTTCCTGACCCAAACGCATTACGAGTAATACCTTCAGAAACTTGATTAAAATGATAAGATAATTTCTTGGCATTCAACTGAACCTTTTGAGAAGTACCAGACAATTTATATCCTCCAGTAATTTCAGGAGATTTAATTTCATAAAATTTCTTATATGAAATAACCACTGGAGCATACACATAATTATTAACAGGACCTGATGCATCACCCAAATTAGATTGATTAGTAACTACCCAATTTTTTGGAGTTAATAATTCTCCGTTGGCAAAATCAAACAATTGATCATCATACTCTAACTTAATCATAGTTTGAACACCACACCCAGGAGCTACTAACCCCATTTTGTTACCAACCCCTTCACCATCTCCTGTTACCACATCATAAAACTTAGTAAAATCAATCATTGCATTTTTCGGACCTTGAACATTCGTTA